GGAAAGGATTCATGTTAGCTGAAGGTACACGTGTATATACCATGTGTAATGACGTAGTACCAATAGTTGAATACAAAAAGAATAAACAGGCTGCTGTTAAACAGTATCTAAAGAAAACCTGTACTCCTAAAGATAAGAAATTCCCTTGGAATGAACAGGAGTACGACTGTCCAACTAATTCTATTAAAAAATGAGTACATTAAGTGATATCTTAGCAGCAAGAGAAAAAGCTAAGAAAACTACTAAGAAAAAAACTACTAAAAAAGTAGATGAAAGTTAAAATAGCAATCATAGCTGGCCTCATAATCCTTGGAGGCGTAGGTGCTAAAATTATAAACAATTTTAAGAACTCACCTACTGGTCAAGTAATCGAACAGCTTCAAGAAAAGAAACAACTAATTGAGGACTTACAAAAATCACCACTACAAATCCCCAACTCTCTAAGCAAATGATCATCATCAAACCCATCCTAATGACATTTCTCTCTACTGCCGCAGTAAAGAATTTGATCATACAGTTATTAGAAGCTTATGCTAAGTCAACTGATAACACTATTGACGATAAAGCAGTAGAAATCGTCAGAAGAAATCTATTTCCAGGAATGAAGGAATGAAAAAGCGAGCCACTGAAGACCAATTTAATGAGCTACATAACCTCGTCACAACAGAGTTTCTAAAACGAGTCAAAAGTGGCGAAGCATCTACCCAAGATTTAAAAGCAGCCTGTGAATGGCTGAAGACTAATGACATTAGTGGTATAGCTATGGAAGGTAATCCTTTAGCTAAGCTAGCCGCTATCATGCCTACAGTCGATCCTGAACTTGTACAGAGCAGATTAAATGGCCATAGGAGCAAAGTACGCTAACGGCAATTATAAAGCCCAACAAAAAGCGTATAATAAATCAAAAAAAGGGTTACGGTTAAGAGTTAATGCTAACAAACTTAATAGAAAACTAGGTACTTACGGTAATGGTGATGGTAAAGATGCTGCCCATTATAAAGGAAGTACTACACAAGGGAGAACACAATCTCCATCTATTAATAGGAAAAGCAGACTTAAAATCCGTACATGACCCCCTTACTACCAAGCCCTCAACACTACCTCTATAATTTGATAACCATGACAAGTCCTGACGCAAAGCGTTTGTGGCGTAAAGCCATTAAGGAAAAATTCAATTGTCAATGTGTTTATTGCGGAAACAACTATGAAATCAATCAACTTACACTCGACCATGTTAAACCTAGAACAAATGGCGGGGAAGACTTGACAAGTAATCTAGTCCCAGCTTGTCGAGCATGTAATCAGGGCAAGGGTAGTAATAATTGGCGTGATTGGATGCGTCAAACATTTGGATATAATGAATCCAGAGAACAATTAATTTTAAACCATATCAACTAATGGCTGAATTTACAGGAACGGCTACCTATGAATCCGCAAAGGATAAAGCCGATGCCAAAGAATACTCAGATATGAGAAAGGCTAAAGAGTCTTACTTTGAGGAAAGAGGTAAACTACTAAATAAGATAGATGGCTAAAAAACCAGATCCATCCGCACCGAAAGGTCGAGTAAAACCAGGTACACCTAGTAAACTCCTAAAGGGTAAAGTATTTGGATATCATGGAAAGTATGTCTGGAAGACAACTTTCGATGCACAGACTAAAGCTAGAGAAGCTGCTAAGAAAGGCTCAGCTTTAGTTAAAAGAGGTACATCCGCAATAACAAACACTACCAAAGCTGCACTAGCTAAAGCTCCTAAAGGAGAGATTATTAAGATCAATAAAGGAGATAGTGCGGTTGTTAAAGCAGCTAAACGTGCGTACAACGCTGGCTCACGTACACGTAGTATTGTAAATAAAATCTATGAAGCTGGTAAAGCTACTAGAAAAAATGTAGAAACTGTTTACAACGCTGGAAAAGAAGCACGTAAAATCCACGATAAGGTAGTTAAAGGTGGTAAAGAAGTTGTCAAAGGTGCTTACGAAGGCGGTAAGGACACTAAGAGAGTAGTTAACCGCTTAAAGCCAGGTGGTAAGCTTGTTAAATCTGAAGGTGGTGCAATTACTAAGTATGCAAAGAAACCTACTAGTATTGTAAAAACTAAAGGTAGTAAAATAACATCTTATAAAACACCTAGTAAAGGTGCGTTAACTACAAGAGGTAAGGTTACACCAACAACTCCAAAGAAAACACCTGTCAGTCAACGTAGAACTAATGCTAAGCTTAAAATAGAACAATTTAAAAAAGGTACTACTAAAGATACTGCATTTAATAGGAAGTATAAAGTTAGAGGTAGTTCAACTAATCCTTGGAAAACAAATAAAAAAGGTGTAATAACAAATACTTCTCGTACTTCTTCCTCAACAAACATAAAACCTAAAGTCCTCATAAATAAAGCTAAGAATGTTGCTAAAAACATAGGTGAAAAAGGAGTTAAATTTGCTAAATCTTCTACAGGCCGAAGCATTGCTAAAAATATAGGAAAAGGAGGAGCATTGGTAGAGAGAGTTACCTTACCTTTGGCTTTAATTGATCAAACAGCTGGAGCTATAAGAACTGGTGGTAATATCTACAACAGATTAGCAAATAAACCATTACGAAAAAAAGGCTTTGGTTGGTTTGGTCACGCTGAAGATTTTCAAAAACAGATAATAGATGCAAAAAATAAATACCTTAAAGAACATGGTAATCTTAAAGGTTTTTATAAATCCATTGCGGATGAGAAGGCTGCCAAACGCTTAGCTAAAAAAGAGGCTAAAAACAAGTACGATAAGTCTAAGAAAGGAGATCAAACTGCTGAGATTAAAAAGACTAATACCAAAGTTAATAACAATAATAAACTAACTGTTAAAGATAAAGACGATATAAGGAAAGAGAACGAATTAGCTACAGTATTAGCTAATAAGAATAAGAGTGGAGGTTCTACTACCAAAGTATCTGAGAATAAATCTACAAACAACACTGTAACTAAGTCTGGTGGTCAAGGTAATCAGCAGAGGAATCAATCTAAATCTGAAGCACCTTACTGGCAGTCTCCTAGATTCTCCGATAAGAGTAAGAAAAAAACTAAGAAGAAATATACAGCACGTGACCGCATGAGAGCTAAGAATGTAGAAATTCATGGGGAGAAAGCTGTTAAGAAAGTTTCTGATTATCATAAGGCTTGGAAGAAAGCTCGTAAGGCAGGTACTTTAAAACAATTTAAAAAGAAATATCCTAATGTTCGTAGTTGGGGTAATTAGCCTACAACCTGCTTGAAAAGTAACAGATAACCAAACATACATGAGCGACGTATTAACCGCTCTACAGGACGATTTCAAGCTGTTTCTGACCGCTTTATGGGAACAGCTTGATCTACCTCCTCCAACTAGAGCACAGTTTGCTATAGCAGACTACATACAACACGGTCCTAAACGTCTCCAGATTCAAGCCTTCCGAGGAGTCGGAAAATCTTGGATTACTGGAGCATTCGTTCTATGGACTTTGTTCAAAGACAAAGAAAAAAAGATTATGATTATCTCTGCGTCTAAAGAACGTGCAGATAACATGTCAATCTTTTTGCAGAAACTAATCATTGAAACCCCATGGTTAAAACATCTTCAACCAAAGAGCGACGAAGCAAGATGGTCAAGAATCTCCTTCGACGTAGCTTGCTCTCCTCACCAGGCTCCATCAGTCAAAAGTGTTGGTATTACTGGTCAGTTAACAGGGAGCCGTGCCGACCTGATGGTCTTGGACGACATAGAAGTACCAGGGAACAGTATGACGGAGTTGATGCGTGAAAAACTCCTTCAACTTTGTACAGAGGCTGAATCTATCCTCACGCCAAAAAGTGATTCTAGGATTTGTTACCTTGGGACTCCTCAGACTACCTTTACTGTTTATCGTAAGCTGGCTGAGCGTAACTATCGTCCCTTTGTTTGGCCCTCCAGATATCCAAGAAAAGGTAAACTTAGTCAATATGAAGGACTCTTAGCTCCTCAAATAGTAGAAGATATAGAAGAAGGTGTTGATGAATGGGAAGTAACTGACCCTGACAGATTCACTAATGACGACTTAGTAGAACGTGAAGCAGCTATGGGTCGTTCTAACTACATGCTTCAGTTCCAATTAGACACAAGCTTATCTGATGCAGAGAAATTCCCACTTAAAATGGCTGACCTTGTTGTCACCAGTGTTAATAGGGACACTGCTCCCGATAGAATCGTTTGGTGCTCCGATCCTCAAAACGTCATCAAAGATTTACCCACAGTCGGTCTCCCAGGAGATTATTTTTACTCTCCAATGCAACTCCAAG